CTATGACTTGAAAGCGTGAGTCTTTTATATACGCCTCGGTGGTTAATTTAGATAGACTGAAATCACTGTCGTAAAAAGTCTCAAAATCAAGTGTTATTATTCTCATTTTTTCTCTCATGTTTTAAAATTACTCCAGAAGGTAGTGTGTTTTTGCATGCACCAACTAAATTGTATGCACCTTTTTCTTGTTTCCATGCACACCACCAAGTGCCTCTATCAAGAAATCTACCTTTCTCTCCACACTTATTGCAAACATTATAATGTGCTTTTTTGTCTTTCATAGTTATCCCTGCAGTCTGCGTCACACCATCTTCTCTCGTCTGTTATATCTGCTTTACAATACAAACACTTTCCTGTTTTGTTTTTTGGTATTGTAGTATCAATGTTTTTTAAAGCAGTTTCTATTTCTTTTTCTACATTCTTACTTGATACATCTACTTCGTCTACCATTTTAGACCTTCCTTGTTTTTCTTATCGCCTCTTTTCCTTTTTTAAATATAGACGCAACCTCTGTCTTGCCCATAACTTTTGCACGTTGTTCACCTACTGTCAATATTTGTATCTTACGAGCATAGGGCTTGTTTATCTTTTTAACCCTAGCAACGGTTTTTCTTGCGTCTGTCGGTGTTGCAAACTTTATCGGTACAGTATCTTTTGGGTTTTCGTCAGTATATAATCTTCTACCTGAGCCTTTCGGCTTTTTACCTGTGCCTACTCTTGGGTCTTTTTTCTTAGGCATTATTCACCTCTAGTTTTTCAAGTTCTTCTTCTGTTAGTTCTTCATGTACATATTTAATGCTAGTATCATCAAGTTCAAGTTCTTCCTTGTATTCATCAACATATCGTATTGCGTCATCTTCATCTTCAAATATCTCATCTACTTTCCAACCTTTATAACATTTTTTATACACCACAAACCTAAACATGTCTTTAACATCATCATGGTAAAATATTATGTTACCCTCTATATCCCCTATTGTTTTTCCGTTTGTATCTTCTGTAACTAATCTTTGTTGGTCATCATCTATGAGTGTATCTATCCATGCCCAATTAGTGTGTCCATATTTGTCTCTACAGTAATCATCTATCATTTCTGTTACATCTCTACTCATCTCTCACCTCTCTCTAGTTTTTCAATTTTATCTATCTCTTCCCATACATTTTCAATACATTCTTGTATGTCTTGACCTTCATCACTATCAAATACATAATCTGGTAAAGCATAATCAAGTTTACTCATAGCCTCTCTTAATGGAGAAGACTTCTCATGGTTTAATAGTTCAAAATCACTTGCTTTTGTATTACTCATTTTTCACCTCTCTTTTGTTTAAAAAATTCTTCATCAGTTAATCCTAATACTGCCTCGTGTTGACTGTTATTTAACTCTTTGTTTTTGTTTACATAAATTGTAAGATACCTAAGTCTGTCTGATGTACATAAACCAGAATAAGTATTGGATTGTCTACCTCGTTGAATAATGTCACTTATAGTTTCAGGTTTTTTCATTTCAAAACGCCTTCGTCGGTACGATACCAGTTACTTGGCTTGACCCACCAATCAGGCACTTTGTTTTTCCAAGTAGCAAAATCTTTTTTGTCATTGATGTAGTATGTACGATAAGCTATTACAGGGTCAACATTTTTATACTGCTCTGGCATAGCTTGAGCAAAAGGTGTGAGCTCTGTATCAGGTAATAATATCTTTGTTGGTAGAGAACGCACCACGCCCCATGACTTGTGTTCTATCGTCTTATTATATCTCTCCTGATATTCACAGTTCAGGTGCTTAACGAGTTGCAATGTCCAGTTGTAGTTAGCTAGTGATTGTTTTAGCCAAAGAGTACAAGGGTGTTTACTGAATGCTGATTTATAAGGTGTGGTGTTTCCTAATTCATTATTTACGGTACACATCATTTGTGCAGTTTCTAGTATCATCTTTACGACATGTTTATCACAATGATACTCAGCACAGGTGCGTGGGTCTTCATCTAATACAAATATATTCATTTTCTTTCCCCATAGTTTTTATTGCGTGACATATGTCACGGTCTGTTTTTAGTTCAGATGTTGCTTTCACCTGAAAGTATCAAACAGTCTAGCATATCAACATTTGTGTCGTCAATAAGTAAACTCTGACCTAATGAATTTTTTATATCAGCTAAGTGTTTCTTTTGTAATGCAGTTGGTTTGCCACCATTAGCTTTACATTCAATACCAATGAATTTACCACGATAAGATACGATGAAGTCTGGTACACCACTAGAGCCATAGCCACCTGTTGCAGGCATGCAATAATAACAGCTCAAGTTTTTAAGAATTTGTTTTACTTTTGCTTTGACTTTTTTTTCTGGTGTCAATCCTTGTACCTTTTATTTTTGATAGTTCCTTTTCAGATAAGACTATAACATATATGCTATCAGATATCTTCCAAGCGATTGTTTCTACACCGTCTTCTGGACAAGTAAAGAGTTGATATTTAGAAGGGATTGAATAAATAGATTTAAGTTTAGGATTGGTGCTAAGTTCTTTAGCTATGATAATTTTAGATAAGATAAATGAGGGAAGTTGTTCTTGTTTGTATCGTCTAGTTGTATCTTTACCCACATAAACATTGTAGATACCTTTCATGTCTAACACTACTGGCACACACTTACTTCCCTCAACCTTGGAGGTTATTGGTTCAAATTCAAATTCTGGTAAAACTAACCCCAATTTTTCTCTCTTATTTGCGATTTAAGGCACTTAAAAAAAGTTTTGCTTATCTAAGTACCCCCCAATTTTACTCAAAAACAAAGAATATATTAGTGCTTTTATGGTCAAAATACATATGCCCTACTTCTAATTCTTCATAAAATTTACTACTGTTCTGATACATTTTTCGTGATATCAAATTTGATAGTTCACCTTTTGTTTCTTCAACAGGGTACATATTTTTAAACATAGTAAGTCTACCACATATACTATCATAATCTTTGTACTCTTCAATACTATCACAATATTGTATGCCATCTTTGAAAATATAAAGTTGTGGTTCTTTTGTGTCGCCTCCTTCAAAAAAGCTACCACGCAAAGCATAACAATTATGTTTTGAATTATACCTACTTGATTGTATGAATAGATGAAAAGGTTTGAAAAGTTTTGCTCGTACTAAGTCCTTTAGCTCTTGTATCCTTTGACTTTGTTCATTAAAATATTTTAACATTTCCTCCACCTTAGTTTTATACAGTGCGTGTTCAGTTGTTGAAGAAAAGGCTTTATCATCATGTAATACTCCCAGTAATGAATGCAGTGTTTCACCTGTCATACTTGTTCTGGTGTATTCATTCTGCATAGTTCGTATATCGCCACTAATTAATTTTTCAAAGACCTCATAAAAATTATAATCACCACCCCAATTTCTCGTAAGTTCTTTTATGAGTTTTTTATCCGAGACTGGTACAATACGTCTTCCAAACACTTCATGAGTTTGTATCTTCTTTATCAGTTGACTCAACCTCTTTGAAAAGATATAACCTTTGTCATCTTTCTCTCTAAGGTCTCCGATTGTGTGATAATAATATTTTAGTTCATTACTTTTATCTTCTTCTGTGCCTACCCAAACTATACAGTTAGGCAAACCATTGTAAGTTAAAATAACACCTGACACTACTTTTTTCTTTTTGATATTTTGTATATCTTCTTTATCATAATGCGTATTAAACTTATCATAGCTTGTTGGAAGAAATTCAAACTTTTTCCAATCCAATTTTCGCACCAATCGTTCATCTAACACCTGCAAATTAAACTTACCACACATCTCATTCACAAAGGTTTCTAGTTCTTTGTAATGCGTGCCTTGTAATATATCTTTATTATTTATCGTTTTCATCTTTCACCTCTCTCGCTTTCGCTACTTGTTCTATAATTGCGTGTATCGTTTTGTCATCAAGTATCTCTGATTGATATTCACCCTCAAAGTTCCCTGCTGTATCAGATACAGTTATCTTAATTGATACCTCAAAGTCATCATTATTCATCATTCACCTCTCTCATTACTATTTTAATGTGTTTGTTTGTTGGAAAATACTTGTTCTCACAAGGGTGTACTTTTGTTTTGAAGTTATCATTTACTTCGTTTAAGTAATGCTTATATGACTGTTTCATGTTATCTAGTCTTCTTGCACCACTCATACCCATAGCAATAACCACTTCATCAAACGCACTTACTTCACTTGCTTTTTTCACTGCCTCCACATGTTTTGATGTGTAAGGTATATAAGGTCTAGACTCTATCCAATCCCACTTACCAAATACAAATCCATACTCTTTATGAACATTACGAACCATTTCTTGTCTTGTATTACCATCTAATGTATTAAACATAGATTGCACTGCTAACCACTTTGACTCGTTCTCAGTCCAAGACTTCTCAGCTTTTTTGCGATTAACAACACGACAATGTACATCATACTTAGTAACGACTTCATCAGTGTGTATGTGAAATGCCATACCATCTACGACAGGGTATATATAATATTTAATTTGTGGATTGGTAATCAGGTCTTTTTTGAATTGATAATCAGGTCTTTTTTGATGAAGTACATAACCACCTCTTGCTTGTTCATGACTAATGCGATAATCCCAAGAGTGGTGCATTTCAGACATTATAGGTTTACCATAATCCACATTTAATATTTGCACTATATCGTTATGATAGATACGAAGTATGTCTTTCTTTTGATAGTTATATACATAGCTATCACACACACCAAGTTCATTGTACTCAGGTCTAATCACATGACTACCACCTCGTGTATAATCATTTTCACCGTCCCACAATCTAATGTAATACTCTTCAGCTTTCCTACCTCTTATTCGTTCAGAGTTATTACGAATTTTCTCTAATCTTTCAAATCTTATTTTTTCAAACATAATAAAACCTCCATAGTTTTTGTTGCGTGACATATGTCACGGTTAGTTTTTATTTCATAAATATTGTTTAACAATCTTTCCTTTTGGTACTTCTAACCTATCATTTTCAGTAACCAACCATAATGTAGATATGTCTGTACTCCAATCTACATCACCCCAGAAGTAACCATCAGTAAATACAACCATAGCTGACGCATTGATGTTTTTATCTTTGATATACTTAGGAATACAGTTAGGGTCTGTACCACCTCCACCTCTCGGCTTTAGCACTTTATCCATACCCTCATAGTTACCCTCTGTAAACACTTGCTCACCTGCGACCTCTGTATCCCACCATAATATACGAACCTTAGTTGGATTTACATTCTCACAAATAAGTTGTAGCTCACCTGCAAACTCTGAGTCTTGCTGACTACTGATAGAGCCTGAAGTATCCCACGCAATGATAAGTTCTTCCATTTTCTCACTGATTGCACTTGGTAAGTAAATATCGTTAGGGATATGTTTCTTACTGTAATTTCGCCAAGAAAGTTCTTCCATACCTCTTGTGTTTGAGGTAATAAAGTCTCTAAGGACAGCTCGCCAATCTACCTTACCTTTAAGCAAGTCTTCAATCGCTTGTGGTGTCTTACCACCTAACTTACCTGCAAGTAGTGAACCCTGTCGCAATGCTTTATCAATTTCCTCGCTGAGTTTCTTCTGCTCTTGTGGTGTCATGTTTCCACCATCACCGAACCCATGTTCATCTAGTGAGTCTTGTGGTTTAAAATCAGGGTTATTGTCTTGCTTTTGTTTCAGGTCATTGTAAACCTGTCGCACTGACCAATTATGATATTTACTATCAACCAACCCTCCCTCTGGAAGTTTACAGAAGTACCTGTCTTGTAAGCTTACGATTATATCATTTACAACATAATCTGCTGACGCATTAATGAGTTGTGGTTCTGCTTTAAACTCTTTCATAAACCTACTCATGTGTTTCAATGCAACATGCAAGTTCTCATGCAGTATCAATGCTCGTAACTCTTCATCATTTAGTTTGTCAACAAACTCCCTACCATAAACTTTGTTTACTCCGTCTGTGTATGCAGTTGGAACATTATCATCTATGGTACTCTTACCCATTAGAATAATGCCTGAGTACAATGCAGTTTCAGGGTGTTTCATCAACGCAACATGCGACCTCTTGAGTCTTTGTTCTGCTGTGTGTTTCATAGTTTCCTCCTAGTATAAGTAGTGATTAGCAGTCGCCCAATCTGTGATTGTTTTGTTACGACAAGCAATCATTTTAGTTTTGTCATTCTTCAATACCATTGAAAAGAATACTGCTTGAGTTTCTAGTTGTGGTATTCGTTGAACAAACTTCATAAAGTTAGTACAGTCTTCCTGTGTTTTTATCTTATCTGTTGCTTGGAACATCAGAATAAGTTGTGCTGATACTTCTTCAGGAATAGGTACTTCCTCTGGTTTTTTCAGTACATCTTCAAACTTAGGTAACTTGTCGCCTAGTTGTAGCATAGCTATAAATTGAGCCGACGCACTTTTACCAATCGTACCTGCCAATGCACTCATAGTTGCATTATCACCCAATAGCTCTCGGTTATCTACAATAACAGATGATTTCTCTAATGAACGAGGACTGACAAACGATAACTCCACTCTCTTAGGATTAAAGATGTATGGGTTTTCTTTCTGCCCCTCGTCTAAGTAACTCGCCAAACAGTCTGGATACATACTGACGAAAGCTTTCACATAGGAATTAACTTCATTGTTATTCGCCCATTGCAACCATTCATCTGAGTCTGGTTTTTTCATCTGTAAGATACACACCCTGTTACCTGCGTGAGCTAACATAGTATCACCCAACCCATCTGACTGATTGTTTGAAGTACCAAACACAATAGAGCCGTCTGGTAGTGGTGTATCACCTATGTATCTCTCTAGCATGAGTCTAGTAAAGATTACCTGTAACATCTTAGGTGATTTCATAAACTCGTCTAGTAATATGACTTTCGGTTTATCGCTATCAAGTTTGAACAAACTACCTACATAAGGTTTCAAACTCTGTGTATCATGGTTAGGAATAGTCATAGCTATGTCTGAGTAGTCTTTGACTGGACAATCAACATAGATGTAATCGTATCCATCACCCAAGTCCTCCTCAATCATCTTGAGTAAACTTGTTTTACCACAACCTGCCTCACTCTGAATGATAGGTGTGATATGTTTTCTAGGATTGTTTTTATCCTGTTTGCTTATTGTTGGTATGAGTTTTCTTAACTCATTTATCGTTACTTGGTACATTTTAACCTCCAATGGTTAGTGTTGCGTGACATATGTCACGGTTAGAAATCAAACTTGCTAAGTATTTCATCAACATTTGATTTCACTTGCTCTCGTACTACATCACTCTCACGAAGTGTATGACTGTCTACTCCATTGAGTGTATCGTCCAAGAGTTTAATAGCTGACTTGAGTTTCTTATTATCCTCATTGTCTGCTAAATCGTAGTTTGCGTAAGACTTGCAGTAGTCTTTCGCTTTTTGTAAAGTTTCATCGTATATCTTGCGTTTCTTTTCTTTCACTGTGCCATCTTTTAGTTTGACTTTGTGCGAGGTACAGCAATGCGAGATACTCTGCATAACTTCGGTCAACCTACCTATCTGTTGAGATAAAATAGAATTTACTTTTTCCTTATGCTGTCGGCTAAGATTATCTCTCAAGTCATTCGCCAAGTCATAACTTATCTGACAACGAGGGTCGCCCTCTGGCACTTCTGACACATACAGTTCACAACCAAACTTTCGCCTGACTTCCTCCACGGGTGGATAATCTGCTCGGTCATACATATCACCCTGAGCAAATGCCATACTTCCTCTAATAGTGTTATAGTTCAGACAAAAGTTATCTACCAATCTGTCAAACTCTGCCTTATGTTTATGCCACTCTTCCATAAAGCTTTCCAAGTCCACTGACAACAGATAATCTTGTGCATTGTTCCAACGAAAAGTCCTGCGTTTCTGCCAATTATATATTGCCTGTCGGTAGTTGATTATGTCTTTGTGTTGTTTATTCCCAGCGAGTAAGTTTTTAACAAATCGCCCTGCCTCTGCTTGAGCTTTTTTGTTTGTCGTTACCTCGTTGGAAATAACTCGGTCTTGCTTAGTAGCACTCCAAACATTGACATCACAAGAGATTAACATACCTGATGTTGCCAATGAGATGATATGCTCTGGTGTTTTGAGTTCTAGCTCACTCTCTTTTAGTTTCATAGTTTTCTCCGTTTTGTTGCGTGACATATGTCACGGTTAGTTTTATCAATGTGATTACTTTATTTAATAGTTTTCCCACTGATATTATTAGTATAGCATAACTTTACTAATATCCAAGCATTTCTATTTAGTTTTTATATCTTAAATGAGAGATAGTGAGTGCAAACAAAATACGAAAAAAAATCACTCACTACCCCAAACCTTTATCGTATGTAACTAGATATGACTATCATAGTACACGAAGTCATTGCTAGTAATGGTATCAGTAGCAATATAGTTAGCTTAAAGTACAATATTAAATCATTCATCTGTGAAATCCTCCTTTGTTATTAATACCTTTCAAGTCTGCCTTGTCGCTGACTACGATATAGTTGGACTTGTGCATTGGTACGATTGTATGTTTAACTCGTTTAGCCTCAACCTCGCCACATTGTATACAAGTATCATAGCCGAGCTGTACACGTTCACGGGGGATTTGTGTTTCGCAACATCTACAATAATATTTACTCATAGTTTTTCTCCGTTGCTTTTCTTGGTAGTACATTGTATGTCTTCGGTGGTTCAACCTTGTCATGTGGTCGGAACCAGCTAACATGCCCTTTGATTGCACCAACTAAGTCTGGTTTATTCCAAGGTTCTCTATCGCTGTATTCTGGTGTTATAGACATTAATTGCTCAAACATTTCGTCAATATCTTCCTGCGTGTGTATGTTGCCCTCTGGATATACATGTAAAAATCCAAGTATATCATCGTCTTTTACTACTAAAGTTAATTTACTCATAGTTTTTCTCCTATTTATGTTATTTGTTCCAAGTCTATATCTCTATCTTCATCGTCTTCTACTTCTATCCATACTTCACCATAATTTTCATTATCTTCATTCATCTCTTGATACAAGCATAGTTTTATGTACTCACCATTTACTGTTAATAAATAAGTTTGTTGTAAATCAATTATAGAATTGTCAAAAATCATCTTTCACCTCTCTGTGTTGCGTGACATATGTCACGGTTAATTAATAATTAAGCGACTGCTTGCCATTTTACCCACTCTGCAAGACTACCATAGCCAATAAGGTTTATAAGGTCTTCTGTATTAAACTCTCTGGCAATCTCAAAACTAGGTCTACATTGCGATTGATGTTTTGATGTAGTCGGTGAATACTTGTCGCTGTTTGCGTACCACTCTCTCGTGGTGTAGTCATAGACATACATCGGAAAGTGTTCGCCGTAGCTGTATACAACATACAGGTCTTCATTGCACCCATAAGTACGATTTCGTATTACCTCAGCAAATATATTACTACCTTGAAATGCGTGACGGTTATTTACACTTTCTCTTGCGTCTTTGTTTGCTATTTTGTTTGTCATAGTTTTCTCCGTTTTGTTAGCGTGACATATGTCACGGTCTGTTAATAATATAGTGTCATAAAATAATATCTCTACTCACACTATACAACCATTATACCATAACTTTACTAATATCCAAGCGTTTCAACTTGGTGTGACGGTTGCCCTACACTTCTAGTTTGCGTCGTTTTTCGGCGTTGTTCCAAATCGTGTTCCAACAAAACTTTACTAATGGAACGGAACAAACTGTGTGTGAGCGTCGTAAGTCTTTGATAAATAAGGTTGTTCCAAGTGTTCCAGAAAAAAACGCCGTTTTAACTTTACTAATGGAACGGAACAAGGAAAACGAGGTGGGCTAAGTTATTGTTTTGTATGTTAATATTTTTTTAGTTAGTATAGTTTATGTTGTTTTGTTCCAATGTTCCAAGCAAAAAATAGGACAATCTGTGTAGAGAACCTTGATTACACTGCGTCGTATAACCTCTTGACCTCGTAATTTTGAAAAACCAGATATATACCCTGTTGGAACATTGGAACATTGGAACAAAACCTCACAATCCCAGCAGTACAGCGTTTTTCTGTGAAAACAAAATTCACAACTTGGAACAAAATCATAGCGTGACATATGTCACGGCGTCGTCGCTGTATAACTGGTTTCACAAAGTTGTACCTCGTGTCATATTTCGTTTTCTTAAATGATAGAGTTTTGACGCAGACTAAAACGAAGTGACATTTGTCACGAAATGATATCGTTGTTGATGTCGTCGCCGAATAACTGGTTTCAAAAAATTGAAGCCAAAAAAAAGCCTAGCCAGAAATTAATCTGACTAGGCAAAAATGCACTTCCTTGTGCAGTCCTAACTTAACTCAATTTCTTGAGATACTTAGAAGCTAAGCTCATTAGAACTTCTTGAGCTTTTGTATCACCTAACTTCTCAAAGTGACCATACAAGGCTTTAACACCAGATATGGCTTTTTCTAAATCACTAGCCTTAGGTGTCTCAATACCATTATGATTTGCTATTATGTTTACTAACTTAGTAACAAATCTTTGATATGGCTTTCTAACCTTAATTTGTACATCTTCTCTAAGTGGCTTGATGAATGCTTTCATACTTTCACCTCGTACACCAAATGGATTAGTCTTTGCATTCTCTTTACCTAATACTGAATAAACACTATCAGAAAAAGCATAAGCCATCATAGGTGTAAGCTCTTCATCATAGCTGTTAGCAGTAGCCTTTACATATCCACCAGCATCTGATTTTTTAAGGTATACTGTATCAGCTTCACTACAATTATTAGCTACTTGATGTTGTGCTATGCCATATCTTACTTTCGCATAGTTACCACTTTCAGACATAAATCTAATAGCACAATCTTTACATTCTTGATATGTACTAAGTTTTTTACCGTCTTGATTTTTTGTAACAGTATCAAGTTTGTTAGCACTAGCAAAATCACTTGCTAATTCATCTTGAGTAGATATTGCTTTACTAAAGCCGTATCCAGTTTTTACTGCTAAATCATCGTTTTTAAAGCTCACGATATTGCTTTCGATTTTTGTTTTCATAGTTATTCCTATGGTTACAGCTAAGCTTTATTGCTTAACTTGAAATCATTATAGCATCATTTAAGATATAATCTAATCATAGACCAAAAACATAGCGTGACATATGTCACGATGTCGTCTTCGCTGTCGTGGTAGAACTGGTTTCATTTCTTTCGCACAAAAAAAAGCAGGACCTAGATTTCTCTAAGCCCTGCTGCGTAGACTAGATATCTTTGATATCTTCACACTTGCACATTCTATCTGCTAATTCAAGTTTAGCATCAAGTAATGCTTGTGCGTTGTGGTCAGTCGGATGGTCTAAGATTGCCGCAAGATTTTGCGTACCATCTAACTTAAAGTATGTACCACGTGTCGTACCTTTCCAGTCCATCCATCTAGCTATATCCCAAACTACTAGACTGTTATCATCAGGCCACCAACATAATGTAGCACCTTCCGATGTACCTCTGTACTCAGCGATTACAACTTTACCACTGTCACGAGTTTTGAATTTTATATCGTTACTCATATTTACCTCCAAGGTAAAAGTTCGGGACATCCATGTCCCATGGTTAGGTTAGTCCTTAGCTTCTCTAAAGAAGTTTTCAACTTCAAGTATGATAGCCATTGCTTTTTTATCAGCAAAGTCTTTAGCTCTATCTAATAAATATAGCTTGTCATACTTAGTTTTGTTGGGCTCATCAATAAGCTTTGAGACCAACTTGTCATCTTGCACTGACTTACGCTTTTTCAAGCTAGACAAGATGTTACTAAAGAGCCAATCGGCTCCACCTTTATTGTCGAAAATTTTCATAGTTTTTTCTCCAAGGTTGTTCTGAGCATCCTTGCTCAATCTTAAATTACTCGTCTGGATGTGGTTCCCAGCCGTACTCATCATACTTCTTCTGCTCTGCTTCATCTCTCACTTGCTGAGTTAAAGCATTAGCTTCTTTATGCCACTCAAGTACTTCATCATATGAGCCTGTAATTGGATACCTTCTCATATGTCTAGCTAATTGCTCAAGAGGGGTAAATATCTTGAGAGTGCAGAATATTTCTAACTGCTTCATAAGTTTTCTCCATTTGTTAATCACAGTATTATTAAAGCATAACTTTACTAATTAATCTAATCTACAGCAAAACCCACCCCCCATATACCCACCAAATACACAACAGAGATATGCACATGCACATGCACAATAATCTACACAAATTATCAAAACATTTTCAAAGTCCAGCTCGTAACTTTACTAATACAGGAAGTGACCCCCTTGTAAACGAAAAGGCAAATGCAAAAAAATTTTCTGTAAAAAATTCAAAAACCAAAGGGCAAAAAAACCCCCAGCGTTAGACGTGGGGGAAAGAAAGTAACGATAATAAACTTAAACTCGAGGAGGGTAAAAATAAATAAAAAACCCAAAAATCATCGTTACACTAGGGGACTATATCTAAATCCTTACTTTACTTATTCTATTTCTACCACATACATTTCAACAATGCAAGACTTTAGTATCAAGTCTAAACCACCAAAGCCATCGTCAGAGGTGTAGGTATTACATAGTTTTACGCATTCTTTATCTTGATGCAGTAAATAGCCTATACTGTAAGCTAGTATATATTTCTCTTTAGTTATTTCTTCAGCTGTTTTCCAAGAGCTATCAGCCGTGTGGTCTTTCCAAACTACAATATACAAAGGGTAGTTGGTCTTCTTATACTCAAAATCTTTATTCGTTTTCATCTTCTATATTTAGGTTACCATGTATTATTTGTTTTATTAACTTTAGATTAGCAATAATATCGTTAGGATGCACCTCAATATGAGTAACACCGTTGATGTCTTTGTGAATAATGTTGGCTTCGGGTTCAGCTAAAAGTCCTTTGTTGTAGGCCTCATAGTAAGCGTTCTCAAATTTTTTCTTAACCTCTCTAGAAAATCCTAGATAGTAGTAAAGGAATTGGTCTCTCTCTTCTTGAGTCTCTACATCAAATATATTTAAATGCAAAACTCCATCTCTCGTTAAATTCATGTCCATAGAAACCTCTCAAGTTTCATTGTATTACAAATAATTATATATTATACTAGGAGTTTGTAAAGTAAGCTGCAATTAATACATAGGTGTAAACAGCGACACATGGATAACCAAACAGTAGTAGTTCCACACATAGAGGACAACGTTCCTTTACCAAAGAATGCTCGTGAAGCATTACCAGATTTATCTCCACAAGAAGAGTTAGAAGCTAGAACCAATACAATCAAGCTTTTGGCAGATATATCTGAGGAAAACATAGAGCCATCTAAAGAGAATATGGAGCAAGCAGAAGAATTAGCTCAAGAGATGATGAAAAATCCTGAGCTCAGACCAGACTTTGGCACTTACCCTAATGAAACGATAGCTTATCTTGCAGGTTTAGTGTCACAAACTAGTCATATGGTGGCAAAAGACCTAGCAGATATAAAACTTACAGTGCTAAACAGGCTACTAGAAGAGGCGTTTTCTGCGAAAAACTCTAGAGAACGTATTTCAGCACTCAAAGCTGTGGGCGAAATAGATGGAGTTGACGCATTTAAGAGAAAAACTGAGGTCACACACATTAATAAGTCGGGTGAAGAGTTAGAAAAAGAGCTCAAAAAGACGATTGATGAGCTAAAAGGCAAGATTATACACACTAGAGAAGTAGTTGAAGTACAAGACGTGGAGTTTGAAGATGATTAGCCCTAAAGATTTAGAGTTATTAGAGCAAGCACTACCACAAATGAGTGAATCTGAAAGATTACGTAACTTAAAGTTACTTCAACAGTACAAACAGGAGTTAATTAAGAAAGCTGGCGGTAAAACTTTTCTAGAATTTATTAAACACGTCTATCCAGACTACAAAGTAGGAGCACATCATGCCAAACTTGCAAAATTATTTGAAGAAATCGCAGAAGGTAAACGTAAAAGGGTTATTGTCAACATTGCACCACGTCATGGGAAGAGTGAGCTCATATCTTACTTGGCACCTGCGTGGTTTTTGGGCAAACACCCTGCAAAAAAGGTCATCATGGCTTCGCATACTGCAGATTTGGCTGTTAACTTTGGTCGTAGGGTTCGAAATCTGGTTGGTTCGGACTCGTACAAAGATATATTTCCAGATGTATCGTTGCAGGCGGACTCTAAGTCAGCGTCCCGTTGGGGTACAAACTTTAATGGCGAGTATTTTGCTATCGGGGTGGGGGGTGCTTTGGCTGGTCGTGGTGCCGACTTATTCATTATTGACGACCCTCACTCGGAGCAAGACGCTAAGTTAGGAAAGCCAGATGTTTTTCTACCTGCATGGGAATGGTTTCAATCAGGACCCCTACAACGTCTAATGCCAGGTGGTGCGATTATTGTGGTGATGACTCGTTGGTCAAAACTTGACCTAACAGGGCAGATTGTTAACCAAATGATAAAGAATGATGAGGTTGATGACTGGGAGGTAGTAGAGTTTCCAGCTATCTTTGAAAAAGACGGAGAAGAAGTACCATTGTGGCCTGAGTTCTGGCCAATAGAAGAACTACAGTCTAGACGTGCTGCATTAGATATACGATATTGGAACGCACAGTATTTACAAAACCCAGTATCTGAAGAAGGAGCTCTGATAAAACGTGAGTGGTGGAATATGTGGGAAGGAGAAAATCCACCTAGTTGTGAGTTTATTATCATGACGCTTGATGCGGCTCAGGAAAAGAATAATCGTGCTGACTATAACGCTCTGACCACGTGGGGTGTTTTTATGAATGAAGAAACTAATAACTATAACATTATTCTTCTAGATGCTATTAAACAGAGACTAGAGTTTCCAGAGCTCAAAGAGTTGTGTCTAGATGAGTATAAATCATGGGAGCCAGATGCGTTTGTGGTAGAGAAGAAGTCAAACGGTGCTGCACTTTATCAAGAGTTCAGACGTATGGGGATTCCTGTAGGAGAGTTTACACCAGGCAAAGGACAAGATAAAATTAGTCGTGTGAACGCTGTGTCTGATTTATTTAATTCAGGTATAGTATGGGCACCCGACAGAAGGTGGGCACATGAAGTGATTGAAGAATGTAATGACTTTCCTTCAGGTGCGAATGATGACCTAGTAGATGCAACAACGCTTGCCTTGATGAGATTCAGGCAGGGCGGATTTATTAGGTTGCCAAGTGACGAAGAAGATGACATTCGAAGTTTAAGAAGGTACAATCAGAAACGTCTGTATGTTATTTAACAACGGAGATAATTATGTTATATAAATTGATAAAAGAAAAAGCAGAGTGGTTAATGGCAAAGCAACAACAACACTGCCGCACAATCAATATTGTGTTATTAGTATTATTAATTATTTGTATATTATAGGAAAAAATTATGGCTGATGTAGATAAGGGTTTGTACGAAGCCCCGAAAAGCATGGAAGAAATGGCTCAAGACGAGCCTGATTTAGAAATAGAAATTGTAGACCCAGAAGAAGTTAATATTAGTGTTGACGGTATGGAGATAAATATTGACCCAGACCGTATGGATGATGAAGAGTTTTCTGCAAACCTTGCAGAAGAGATGGACGATGACTTGCTTGAGAAGTTAGCACAAGACCTTATAGAAGACTATCAGGCAGACGTAACCTCAAGAAAAGATTGGCTTGACACTTATGTTGACGGACTAGAGCTTTTAGGTCTTAAATTAGAAGACCGAAGTGAGCCATGGGAAGGAGCGTGTAATGTTTATCATCCACTACTAACAGAAACTCTTGTCAAGTTCCAAGCAGAAACTATGACCGAAACATTCCCAGCAAGCGGCCCAGTTAAAACTACCATTATTGGTAAAGAAACAAAAGAGTGTATGGAAGCTGCTAATCGTGTCAGAGAGAACATGAATTATAAACTCACTGAGGAAATGACTGAGTATAGACCTGAGCATGAAAGAATGTTGTGGGGTTTAGGACTTGCAGGTAACGCATTCAAAAAAGTTTACTTTGACCCTAACTTAGACCGTCAGGTTTCTATGTATGTTCCAGCTGAAGATATCGTTGTGCCCTATGGTGCATCTGATTTAGAGTCTGCTGAACGTGTTACTCATGTTATGCGTAAAACAGGTAACGAATTACGTAAGTTACAAGTTGGTGGCTTTTATAAAGATGTAGATTTAGGTGAGCCAACTTATGACTTAGACGATGTTGAGAAGAAGATTGCTGAGAAGATGGGCTTTAGTGCAACTACAGATAGTCGCTTCAAGATACTAGAGATGCACGTTGACCTTGACTTAGAAGGTTATGAAGATACTGATAAAGATGGTGAGAAGACAGGAATTGCACTACCTTATGTCGTAACTATAGAAAAGAGCACAAATACAGTGCTTGCTATTAGAAGAAACTATGACCAAGATGACAATACTAAACAAAAACGCCAACATTTTGTGCATTATGGTTATGTGCCAGGGTTTGGCTTTTATCATTTTGGATTAATTCACTTAATTGGTGCATTTGCTAAATCTGGAACTATGATACTTAGACAGTTAGTAGATGCAGGTACACTATCTAATTTACCAGGCGGGTTTAAGTCTAGAGGACTTAGAATCAAAGGTGATGATACTCCTATCTCTCCAGCAGAGTTTAGAGATGTAGATGTGCCATCAGGTAGTATTAGAGATAATATATTACCACTCCCTTATAAAGAGCCAAGTCAAGTATTAAATTCACTTATGAATCAAATTATTGATGAGGGTAGAAGATTTGCAAGTGCTGCTGATTTAAAAGTATCTGATATGTCAGCTAACTCACCTGTAGGTACAACCCTTGCGATATTAGAAAGAACACTTAAAGTAATGTCTGCAGTTCAAGCTCGTATACATTATGCGATGAAACAAGAGTTTAAATTAATTAAAAATATTATTAGAGACTCTACTCCGCCAGATTATAAATACGAACCAGACACAGGTTCTAGAATGGCAAAACGTGATGACTACAATAAAGTAGAAGTCATACCTGTCAGTGACCCAAATGCTGCAACCATGTCACAAAAAGTGGTTCAGTATCAAGCAGTCATGCAGTTAGCACAACAGAATCCAGATATCTACGATATGGTAGAACTTAACCGTCAGATGTTA